AACCTTCCCAACTAAATCCCCAATTTGTGGAGAACATGATGGGATTCCCCGAAAACTGGACTCTATTACCTTTCCTAAATGGAGAAAAGAGTCAATAAAGGCGTATGGCAATGCTATTGTGCCTCAAGTGGCTCATCAAATATTTAAAGCAATTGAGCGCTATGAGCAAAGCCAAGGGTAGAAGAACCATTCGTAAAGCCATAGAGTATCTAGAAACTCAAGACATGCTAGTGGACGAAGTAGAGATGGGTGGCCGTTACAACTTGTATAAAGACTTATTTGCAGGGTATTGCACTAAGTGTTGGATCAAGAAGTGTGAGCATCAAGACGAGTTTAGATTCGAAGGATTTGACTTGATAGCACTTCGAGGTAACCAAGTTTGGTTTATACAAGTAAAAACGAACACGCCACCCACAAGAAAAAATTATATTCGTTTTGCTAAGAAGTATGCAACTAGATATATTCATGTTCTTGCAATGACTTGGTATGACCGAAAAGGTTGGGTGTTTCACCGATTCACTAAGTCAGGAACCGTAAACAGAAAAGATTTAAGAACTTAATGAGAAAAAAAATGACTGCCAACGAACTAAACATAGTAAGATTAATAAAAAATAGCCCTAATCCAGTCAGGTTCGCTGACATAGAAAAAGTCATGAACTTTGAGGCTGGCAAGGATAAGTATTGGTCTGTGTTTTCTACTTTAGCTTGTTTGGTTGAGTCAGGAATAATAACAACAACAAGCCATCCTAGCGTATACTCATTAACCAAATATGGTAGGATGAAGTATGATGAAATAACATGAACCACCTACACTTAGAAGAGTGTCTTATAGGCACCCTGCTAAATCACATTGAATATAGAGACTTAATATTTGACATAACCGATAAAGACCACTTCCCAAACAGATACCCTATATATCTAGAAGCGTGTAGACAACACAGTGAGGGAATGCAGTTTGACGCTGAAACGATTAGCGCAAACGTCAAGGATTACCCATACGATCAAATACTTGAGATGCAGATGTATGGGATACCTAGTGAAGAAAAAATTAAGTCTTACGTGTATGCCCTCAAAGAGCAAAGGGATAGAAGATTACTCAAAGATTCTATAGCCAAAACATATTACTTTTCTCAAAAAGAGGACATAACCACTGATGACTTGTTGCTGCACATATCTAAGCTGTCTGAAGACACCGAAGAGACTGGTGATGCAGGGGCGTTAACACCTACTCAAATATTTAAGAGAGAGTTAAACAACCCTATCAAGGAAAAATTAGAAACCAATGTGATGGTAATAGACCAAGGCATATATAAAGATGTAGGCCTGCATAAAGGAGACATAAACGTGATACTTGCGGACTCTGGACACGGAAAGACTCAGTTTTCTTTGTTTTTAGCGTCTCAGTTACTCAACAATGGTTACGTGGGGCTATGGTTTCAGATGGAGGATTATGATGTAAACACGGCCAAGCAGATTGCCCTGAACGCTATGGATCATTGTGACAAGATGTTTATTGTGGATGACAAGGATGACATAGACGAAATCAAAAGGGCGTGCAAGCTAGTCAAGCAAGAGCATGGCCTTGACTTTGTTGTGATAGACTATATACAAGAAGTCTATGCGAAAGGTAGGTTTGACTCTAGAACATTAGAACTAAATTATGTTACTAAGGTTTTAAAACAAATAGCTAAGGAACTCAATGTTGTGGTGATAGTACCTAGTCAAGTCACTATAAACGATCATGTAAGGAATGGTTGGGCTTTAGAGCCTAGATATAAAGACGCACAATGGGCGCAAGTAATTAAGAATGTGGCTCACTGTATGACGTCTGTGTTTAGGCCGTCCATGGTTCAGTCGTTAGTGATTAATGATGGACTCACCCAAAAAGTGATGGGTTGGAATGAGGATCAAAGGTTTAACTATAATAGTGTGTTTGTGAAGATAGTAAAGTCTAGAAGGGGTGTTTTGACGCATCAAAGACTAGAACTTATCCATAACGGAGACAAAGGACTTGAAGTACCTAAACAACGTTTTTAGGTTGCTTAAGACGTGTGATGAGCGTATATTTCATCGTTCAATAAAACCTGAATTAAATCATATAATATTATGGCACTTTTATCAGATGTCTATTTAAAACTAGAAACACTAGAAACACTAGTAGCTGGCGTAAAAGCCAAGCAAAGTAAAGACCCTAAAGTTAAGGGTATTAACATTACCGTAAGCGTCAATGACGAGGTTGATCGGTACGACAACAACGTTAGCGCATGGGTGGCTCAGTCTCAGGAAGAACGAGCTGCTAAAAAAGAACGTTTCTATGTTGGAAACGGTGTTACTTTTTGGACGAACGGAACCGTTTCGTTAGCGAAGGATCTAAAAGAGGGCGCACCGTCTGCGGAGGTAGACGCACCTGTACCCTTTTAATTTCAATGGTGACGAGATTGCTCGTCTCATTTACGAGAAATTAATGTAATTTTATCATTCATGTTATTGTTGAATAGGGAGTGTGAAAGCCCCTATTCTTTTTCAGGAAAATCCTGATGCAAACCAAACCGTCGTTTGGATGATATAAAAGGGGGCTGCTGCAGGCCTCCTTTTTTTATTGGTATTGATATTTTTGTGGTAACTACCTAGATTTTATCATTTAACTAATAAAACTAGTATGTACTACGATTATTTTAGCATTAAAGAATTCTTAGTGGATAGGGTCATGGTTAATGTTCCTATTCATGTAGTAGACAAGATAGAGAAATACCACAAGCCTATAATTAACCCTATACGACACAAGATAGGTCAATCCATACAAGTATCTCAGAACTCAGGGTATCGATCCTTAGATTGGGAGTTGTCACACGGTAGAAGTGGGACGTCAGAACATACCTTTACTGGTTTAGGGGCTGTAGATTACACGTGCGCTAACATGGAGTTGTTACTAGAAGAACTTAGGGCGTCCGACTACAAGCGTATCTGTTACTATCCAGACCAGAAGTTTATACACTGTGACCATAAAGGAGACAGATACCATGAATTTGAGGCAGATGAGGATGGCAAATGGCAATACAAAGGCGAAAGAAAATAAAAACGGTTACGATAGATAATCGTAGCGTGCCTAAAGGTAAGTTTCAGACCGTTAAAGAAACTAAGATGCCTGAAGTAACTAGACGTAAAAAGGTATTGAGTAGGGATCGTATCCTTCCTATTATTGACTTCACTGTATACTTAATTAATAAAAGAGCCGTAACTATGACTTGGACCTGGTTAAAATCACGACTAAAAGAACCCTCCACCTATCAAGGTGTAACTGCCATTGCAGGTGCTATCGGTGTAACCGTGCAGCCTGATATGTATGAATCCATTGCAGCATTGATGTTAGCCATCATTGGTGTAATTCAGACGATCAAGAAAGAAAAAGAAGACGATAATTTGCACAATAAAAACCCTTAAATCTGCACAATAAAAAACTTGACTAATTAATTAAAGTTAGTTAGATTTATCCACAGTCTTATGCGAGCATCAACCCCCCAGTGCTAGACTGCTTAGTGGGGGGTATTTTTTTATTAACACAATAACAGAAGTATACAAATGATAGAGCATCACGTAGTAAATTCTATATGCAACCAATTTAACCTGACTCACAACGAACTCAGAAGTAAAAGCAGAAAAACTCACCTTGTCGATGCCAGGCAATCTTGTGCATTAGCACTAAGAAAACTTGGAAAAACCTACAAATTTATAGCAAATATTGTAAATCGTAAGGATCACACCACAATTATGCACCTTATAAAGAGAAGGTCTCATAATTGGCACGAGAATGAGCGTATAGCGCACGAAACAGTAAAGGCATATGAGAATATGAACTCACCTAAGATAAGGACTTACAAGGTAAATGTGGAAGAGTTTTTAGAGATGGTTCAACAAAAAAGGTGATTGTTATGGAAATCGTATCAATTTTGTTTTTTTCTGCAAGTATGACCTATATTGGTTGGATGTTTGGAATCGCCCAACAGATAGAAGCCTCAGAGAAGTCAACCACTGAGGCATTTAAGGAAGGATACATAAAAGGGTATTTTGATGGACGTGCCGCCAAAAAAGAAAAGCCCTACTTTGAGGACTTTCCTAGTATGCGTATAAACTAGCCTTTCTTACTACGACCAGTCTTTTTCATCGCAGCCATTCTCCCATTTTGGGCGTTTGGCTTTTTCTTTTTATTAGTGTCGTTAGACTTCTTCGACTTGTTCTGATACATCTTCAGCCTCTTCTTTTTGTTGCTTGATAGTGTCCTCGTATCCTTTGATAAGAAAATTAAGTTCACTGATTTGAGTGCTTAGAGCATCTCGTTGTTGTACTAGTTGTTGGAGTCTTTCTTCCATTGTAAATTAAGTTTAGTTAATGTTATAACATTACTACATTATACAAAAATTATTCCTCAGTGTCACTACCTGACTCTTCGACAGGCACTTCTTCTTCTACTGCTGGTTCTTCGATAGCAGGAAGCCCTGACCAAAAAGCGTTGATAGCTGACTGGTAATGCGCTGGTAAATCTGTAATCGTAGCATCCCTCTGAAAATATTGCTTTTCTCTAGCAGTTGCTACTTCTGTTTCGTTATCGTCAACAAATATCTTGCTGACTCGTACTGATACTGATCCGTTAGGATCAATACTTACTGTTTCGTATTGGGTGGTTATATGGCTCATTGTGATTCTTCGTTTATTTGTTGTTGAAATTCAGCCCAAGCGTCTTTAACGTCTTGAGTCCAATATGCGTTAATAACGTCTTGAACGTTCTGTGGTAGATCCGTAATGTCTTGGTCAGGAGTTCGTACCTCTCTATGATGGCTTTCGCTTATAACGTTACCATCATCGGTAATTCGTGTGGTTTTACGCAAAGATACTTGACCAAGTTCTTTGATGTCTATTGACGTATATGATTCTGTTTTTTCTAACATTATACTTTGTAAGTTAATTGAAATATTAAGTCGTTTGAGTTCGCACCAGAACCTGCGTCGGTTGTTTGAACCGCAGATACGTTACCAGAAAAACTTGTTTTATACCAAAGTTCTATTTTATCAACTCCAGATTCTGCCGTAATAAACAAAGGGTCATCGCCACCCCAAGCAGTTGCGTATCCAATAGTGCCTGCAAACGTAGAAGTTCCACTAGATAAAATCGTTGCAGGTGTAAATGGTAGCCCATTTATGTTTAAAGCGCCTATGTAATCAACAAAGGTTAGAACGTCTGTTCTTATTCTACCCCATACGTGAACGGTATCACCTATTTTTGTGTACCTTCCAAATCTTACAGAATCGTAAGTAACCGTATCAATAATATCATCTTGTGGCGAAAACGCAGGAGTCCAAGTACCTTCTTCGTAATCGTCTAAAGCGTTGGCAGAACCAGTACCACCTAGATAAACACTACCACCTAGATATAGGTCTTTCCATCGAATACTGCTAGCACCTAGACTCATTGCGTTATCATAATCAGCTCCTGAGTTTGTGGAAGGCACAATAGCGTAACCATCCCCTAATGGTTTAATACCACCATAACTTGCATCAGCAAAATATAAATCTCCACCAGTAGTACCAATACTTCCGACTGTTGTGCCGTCTTTGCGGAATTGTGCAATCTCTCCATCTGTGGATAAACGATTAAGTAATAAAGTAAAATCTGACCTTGTTACTTTAACTATGCCAATATTTGAAATGGTAGTTCCTGCAATTGAATTATCATCAGCAGTCTTACCCACCAATACGTTACCACCATTTAAATATGAATTACCATTAGAATTAATAATAACTTTAGTTACATTACTATCTTTTAGAAATAAAAAACCCTCATCAGTACCATCCCAGCTTAAACCACCATACTGGTTACCACCACCAGCATAACCATAAATAACATTTCTTAAATATGTAGCACCGTTTACATCTAATTTTGCTGCAGGATTAGCAGTACCAATCCCCACGTTACCATCATCATTTATTGTAAGCCTCTGTGATAACGTTCCGTTATGTACTGTATGAAACGTTAAGTCAGCGCTTCGATTTGCTGAAGTGCTAAAGTCTTCTGTAGTTACCGACCTTATTTCTCCTGCATTAACGCTATTGTGTTGAAACGACAGTTTAGCAGCGTTACCTATTTCGTCTTGTGCATTTCTTGAATTGTTAAGAACAAGAGCCTCAA